CAGTGTTTCACGGCTTTGTGTGGATTTTGTGCGCGAGATGTTAGCAAATTTTGAAAAAGTCACAGTTATTGCTGAGTGGGGAAATCATGGGCGCATTGGTGGCAAGCGCGCAGAAGTGCCTAAATCTGACAATGTGGATCGCATGGTTTATGAAATGAGCCGCCAAATCCTTGCGGGCGAAAAGCGTTTAACCTGGGAAGATTGTCCAGAGGACATTCAAGAAGTTGAAATTGGTAACTACCGCGCCCTGCTTATGCATGGTGATGAGTTAGGCCGTTCAGGATTTGCAAGCCCTGCGGCATGGATTGCAGGTGCTAACCGTTGGAAAGCGGGCGCACATGATTACGATTTCCACGACATTTTCTTAGGCCACTACCACCGACATGCACAAGAGCCAATTCAAAAGCACTACAACATTTATTGGACAGGATCAACGGAGTCAGATAACCGTTATGCCCGTGACTCAATGGCCGCTAGTGGAAAACCATCACAGCGTTTGCATTTTGTAGATCCAATTAAGGGCAGAACAACAGCCCAGTATCAAGTTTGGTTGGACTAATCCTCATCATCATCTGAATACTCAGATGTGATAAGGCGCATGTTAGAAACATCTACACCGTGTTCCTCTGCTTTATCCATTGCATCTTTGAATGTTGATAGGCAACGGTTGGTTAAATCGCTAACCATGTCAGGGTAAGTTGCTTCACTTCCTAATTCCACAAGAAGGCCGCCTAAGCGGATTGAGATTTGCGTGTAAGCCATGATTTCCCCCTGGCCTCAAGTATGGCATTTCCGACACGCTAGGAACATAAATTACGCGGTCCTTGTATTTGTCGGTGGCATGGTGTTCAATCCTCCTTACACGGGCTAGTTAGCCCCCAAAAGAAAGGTTACACATGGCAAGTTACAAAGGCCCATTAGATTACATTGATGTGGCAACACGCATTATTGAATTCCGCGAAAAATACCCAACAGGATCATTGCAGTCATGGAAAGATCCGTATGTAATTGAAGTAAAAATGCCTGATGGCAGTATTAAAAGTTACATGGTTTACAGCGCCGCAGCATACCGCACACCTGATGATCAATTACCAGGCGTAGGTTGGGCATACGAGCCAATTCCAGGGCCAACCAACTTCACCCGTGACTCTGAACTACAAAACGCTGAAACAGCCGCCTGGGGGCGCGCAATGGTTGCCGCTCTTGCAGTGGACACAAAAAAGGGCATTGCATCTTCTGAAGAAGTACGCAACCGCCAAACAAAAACAACTGAAGCACCACAGGCAAAAGCACCTGCGGCAAAGCGTGAGTACACAGAAGAAGAAAAGGCAAGCGCATTTGCAGTTTTTAGTTTGATTGAAACTAAAACAACAGAGGAAGAACTCAGAAGCGCATGGCAATTAAATCTTGATTTGCTTGATGTTGTAATTGAAGGCGCAACTTTGCGTGATCACCTTTTGACACGCAGGGCGGCTCTCAATGGATAACAGCGTAATCATTGCAAACAATGCTCAGCGCACATCAATAGCCGCGGCAGAAAAAGTTTTGCCTAGAACTGGATCGCTTAAGCGCAAGGTGTATGAATACATTTTGAAGCAAGGGTTGCGCGGTGCTACGGATTATGAGATTGAAAAAACATTACAGATAGAGGGCAACACAGTGCGCCCTACACGCATAAGCCTTGTTAAAGATGGTTACATCATTGACACAGGAACAGTAAGAAAAAACCACCACAACAATGACTGCATAGTTTGGCGCGCAGTAGAGGAAGGAATGATGCTATGAGTAACAAGGAAAATAAATTTGAACCATCAAACGGATTAAAGGTTGCAGTTCATTTCAACATAATTGCAATCCGCGCAGTAGCCCAGGAGTTAGACATTTTTCCTGAAGTATTGGCTGAAAAGTTAGACAGAGCGGGTTTTATGCTTACCCCTGATCCTTTCAACATGTCATCAGATGCGGGCAAGGTAATTGTGTTGCAGAACAAGCGCGAGAACTCAAACATCAGTTTGGTGAAAGAAAATGATGAGTGAAATTATTACACCCGCAATGGTGGAGCAAAAATTACGCGGGCTATCAAAAGAAGTAGATGACGCTCACAAAAATCTTGTAGAAGTGGAAACGATTTATCACAGCGTAAAGGCAGAGTATGAAATTGCTATGGCTAAATCTCGTATGACTTTTGCAACGCAATCATCACCAACGGGCAAGAACTACACAGTTGGAGAGCGTGAGGACATGGCGCTTATTCAAAATGAAGAATTGCACAAGGATTTGTCAATTGTTCAAGCCAAAGTTTTAGCAACACGCGCTAACACGAACAGGCTCAAAATGCAGGTGGACATTGCCCGCTCAGTAGGAACATCAGTGCGCACCAGTATGGATTTAACATGATCACATTTATGATTGCGTTAATTATTGGTGTTGTGATTGGCTACTGGGCGTACCCGTTGTACATGATGATCAAGTTGTACAGAATTAGAAAGCGAATTGTACAAATTGAAAAAGATTTTATGGAATTAAAAGATGACTTATACGGCAAGCAATGGAATGAGGACAATTTATGAAGAAGGCAATTTTTATTTTTCTTTTGCTAGTAAACATTACGCCCGCACACGCAGATCAAGGCGGTTGGGTAATGGTAGATGCAGACGGCAAGATAATCAGCGGCACAATTGTTTGTACTCCTGATGTTTGCGGAGATGTAAACAGCCCGTATTCAAAAGCAACTTTGCAACCAGGTCAGCGTTATGTACAGATTACTAAGGCAGATACAACAGGAAATGTTGCAGGCCCAAATGTTGTGACGCAAACAGCGCCAAATCAATTGGTTAGCACAAATGTAGATCCTGTAACAAATGTAGCAACTATTACAACAAAAACATTTGAGCGCTTAGCACCTGGCGTAGATACGATAAAAGAAATTGAAACAACTTACTCAATGGAACAACCCGCGCCAGTTACAACGATAAAAACACCAGTCATTGTTATTGCTGAACCTGAAGTAATCAAAGAAGATCCTGCGTTTTTGCAATGGCTAGATCTTATTCATCAGATGTTTTTAGATCTGTTTATTAATTTTACATGGGCGTGGGATCTATGATCAATTTTCAAGAAATGATTACAAAAACCCTGGTTGCAAATGACAATTCAAGGGCTAGATCACAGCAAACAGCCATTGGGCCGTCTGCAATTGGTGGGTGTCACCGCAGGCTTTGGCATGACATTGCGCAAACTGAGCCAACAAATGTTGGTGACAAATTAGGCGCAATACTGGGAACTTTTATTCACACTGGAATTGAAGATGCAATACGCCGCGAAGATCCATTTGGTGTTCAGTATGAGTTAGAAATTGCTGTTGAGGCTGATGGTGTTCCTGGTCATGTTGATTGCTACGACAAAATCAATTACACGGTTATTGATTGGAAAACAATTAAGAAGGGCAGTGGGCGTTATTTTGGTGGCAATAACAGGCAACAAGTTTGGCAAATACATCTTTATGGTTATTTGCTGATCAAAAATGGTTACACCGTCAAAGATGTGGCGCTTGTTGGTATTCCGCGTGATGGAAAAATGTCAGACATTTTGGTTTATGCCGCGCCCTATGATGAAGCGATTGCATTACAAGCGTTGGATCATTTAGAAAAAACGCGTGAAATGGTTGCACAACAACTCAAACCACGGCCTGAAAAACCTTTAGCCTTTTGCGCAGACTTCTGCCCCTACTATGATCCGACAGGAGAAGAAGGTTGCCCAAGTACACAGAAGTAAATTGGGAAGATGCAGAGTGTAAGCGTTTAGAAATACACACAGATTTGTTTTACGACATAGAAGAACAGCGATCTGTAAACGCTTATGATCACATCAATTCAGTGCGATCCATTTGCGTCTCTTGCCCTATTTGGAAAGATTGTTTAGCCTACGCGTTCCAAAATGAAAATTACGGAATGTGGGGCGGCATGACAAGCCAGGAGCGGGCAAGCATTGATGAACCTTTGAAGTATCCAAATCAAAGGATTAGAGGTTTGCATGCACTAAAACAAATGGGAATTTCATTACAGATGATCAAAGAATGTAAGGGGGCAAAATGACTTCACTGCCATACATGCAGTTGTATGTTTCTGATTACCTGGCAGACACAGCCCACCTCACAGCGCAACAGCATGGCGCATACATGCTTTTGTTAATGAATTACTGGCAACGCGGCAAAGCGCTGGACAATAGCAACGAGCGCTTGTCACATGTAGCCCGTCTCAGCCCTGAAGAATGGGCAGAGGCAAAGCCAACGCTAGAAGAATTTTTTATTGTTGAGGGTAATTTATGGACTCATGCCAGGGTAGAAGATGACCTTGAAAAGATCCGTGAGAAGTCTGCGAAGGCATCATTTGCAGGAAAAAGATCAGTTGTTGCGCGTGGAATGAGCGAGCGTTCAACAAACGCTGAACAATCGTTGAACCATAAAGAGGAAGATAAAGAGGAAGATAAAGATAAAGACACAAACAAAAAAGATTTGTTTGTGGATTTTTGGAATGTCTATCCTTTGAAGGTGGGAAAAGGTGCGGCACTTAAAGCATTTGAAAAAGCGATCCGTACAACTGATGCAGGCATAATCATTAAAGGCGCTCTGCGGTACAAATCAGACCCAAACAGAGTGCCAGGGTACACAGCACATGCCGCAACATGGTTAAACGCTCAGAGATGGCTTGATGACCCTTTGCCACCCCGTAATCTTTCTCCCGCAGAAATCAAGGAAAAAGAATTACAAGATGCAAGAGCAAAAGCAGAACGAGAAAGAGCGGAGAATGAAGCATGGTTCAAGGAACAGGAACTACAAAGAGAACGAGCCGTACCACCACCCGCAGAACTCAGAGAACTTTTGAGAAAGAGTTTTACAAAATAACTCAAACATTAACTGTAACTGTTACACTTGATGTAACCATTACAGGAGGAACTATGACTAAGCAATTAGTTAATCCCGCAGTTGTGCAACCAGGTGATCATGTTTTAGTTAATAATCATGATCTTATGGTGAAATACATTCAAGGCCCTGATCATGTTGGTATTTATGATTTTCATGGCGTTAATGAAACTGGTGCAGATCAAATTGCATCAGCGCAGGATCTCATTACACTGCTCAGATGATTACTTTTCAGGTTGATGGCCAACCAGTTCCGCAAGGATCTATGAAGGTCATCAATGGGCATGTCATTCATGCCAAAGGTTCAGAACTGGCCGCGTGGCGTTCTGCCATTGCTTTGCGGGCTAGAGAGGCAGGGGCAAAGCCCCACCTTGAACCAGTTGAGATAGACATGATTTTTACAATGATGCGCCCAAAGACGGTAAACCGCCCTGAGCCATCTGTAGCCCCTGACCTGGATAAACTGGTTAGAGCCGTCCTAGACGGCCTCACAGCCATTGCCTACCGTGATGATGGGCAGGTTGTACGCCTGACCGCGGCAAAGCAGTACGGGATCAACCCTGGGTTGTGGGTTCAAATGTGGGCCAAAATGCCTGCGTAATTTGTGACCAGTCACACACAAACATTGACCAAATAATTAGCACTTTTTTTCCTAAACATGTGCTTTGTAATGTATTATTTCTTTTGTAAGGGCAAGTAGCCCAAAGAAAGAAGGCGCAAAATGTTATCAACACAAACAATGTTAGAAAACGCAACAGACACATACAACGGTAAAACAGGTTGTGCTTGCGGTTGCGGCGGCAATTATGCTGGTGCTGACTCTGTTGCAGGTCAAAAGCGCATCAAAAGAATTATGAACGCAAATCCTGAAAAAGTTATGTGCGCTAATTTTGGTAATGGCGAAGGTTGCCTTGAGATGTACAACGAAAACGGTACACGCGTACTCCGTGTTTATTTTAAGGTAGGTGCGTAATCATGGCTCAGCCAACAACATCAATTTGCCCTGAGTGCAATCGCGAAGTTTGGAAAGTTTATACAGTTACCATTGACAAGCAAATGAAATTAGTTTGTTTGCGTTGCAAGTGGGGTGCGTAATTATGCAACCAATAAAAATTGCAAAGCGTACAAAAATTCATTTGTTGTCAGATCAACTTACTTTTTGCAACATCAACGCAGTAGCAGAAGGAATAGTTACAAGATTTGATTGGGAATTTGATGCTGAATGTACGGCAATTTGCAAAAGTTGTTACCAGGTTGGAATTCAAAAAATGGAGGCAAACAAATGACAGAAAGCACATCAAAACTAACAGTTGGTGAATTAACAGATCCAATGTGTCCAACATGCAATGTTGCCATGTATGGAGTTAGCGCAATGACTTTTGGTAAAGATAAAAAGTTCAAGCATTACGCACAATGTCCACAATGCGATTACAAGACAAAGGCAAAGTAATGTTAATTAGAGTAGTTGCGCAAAATAACGCATCAGGCGGCCCACGCAGGGGTTGGGTTTATGTAGATCAAACTGGCGCTTATCTTTCATTTATTGATGAAGGTTATGAAGGTTCGCTTGCTATTGAGGAATTCAAAAAAGCAGGCGTTGCAGAAACCATAACTTTGAACATTACGCCTAAGCAATACAATGACCTTATTAAACGCGAAAGGACATGTTCAGCATGAAGTTCAAAGTAGAGATGACGGTGGAGTTTAAGGATTTTGTAATTCCACCCAACAAAAGTCAGTCAATGATCAATGGCATGCAACGCGAGCAGGTAGCGTTTGCATTACAAGATAAATTGGCGGACATGAACTTACAAATTCATAATGTCTATAAACAACGATCCTAGTTGCATTTGGTGCGGAACTCATGGATCACCCGCTAATTTTGTAATTGTCCACCAACAAGAAGATGGCAGTTTGTTATGTGAGTGCGAGTGGTGCGCAGGTCACGAATACTTTAGAAGGAAGGCAAGCAATGGCAAGAAGTAGAATTACACGCAGAGGCAAGATTGTTTTAGGTATTTTGTTTGTGGTTGCTGTTTGTTGGGCATACGACATAACAACGCCTGATCAATGCAAGGTGGCAATTGAGAACATGTCAGAGTGGTGCAAAGATTTGAGATACCCATGACACCTGAAGAAGTAATTAAAAATCATTTAGAACCGTTACAAGATGTTCTTACAACCTGGATTGAAGGGCCGTATGTAGCAAAGATGTTGGCTGAACCTGAAACGCGTGAGCGTTACATGGGTTTTGTGGAAGGCATCAGATTAAGCAGGGCTAATGTAATTCAAGCAATTATCAATTTAACGCCACAGGAGGAAGAAGAATGATCTTTATTGCAAGCGTAACTATTGCAACCCTTTTGGGCGTTGTAATCTCTGAAATTTGCTATAAAATAGAGCAGTCCTAAAAATAACCTGAGAGGGGTAAAGAAATGGACAGTTTAGTTAATCGTTGTTTGTGCGGTAGTTGGGTTTACGGTAACGCCGCTTGCGAAGTGTGTAGAAAGTTGGCGAAAGGCTAAAGCCTGAAGCGTTTAACACAAATCCTTTTAAGCGCCGCATTAGCGGTAGGAATTGTGTTTGCTTCACCTGCGGCGGCTCAAGCACCTAAATTACAGTTGCATCAAATGCCGCCAAAAGTTATTGCGCTTGAAATGGTGAAGAAAAATTACCCTGATCATAAAAAGCAATTTGCCTGCCTGGAACAATTGCTTTACAAGGAGAGTGGGTGGAGGGTCAATGCGCTTAATCGTTCATCAGGCGCATTTGGGCTTTTTCAGTTTTTGCCGTCCACATGGAAAAATTACAAGTACCCTTACATGCCCAAAGACGCTTACACACAAATCAAGGCTGGCTTGCGCTATGTGTACAAGCGTTACTCCACACCTTGCGGAGCGTGGGAATTTTGGAAAAAGCAGGCTGGCCCTGACTTACATGGAGGTTGGTATTGATGACTACATTACCATTTGGCCTGCCATTACGCGTTGATCTTCCTACGGTAGATCCTACTGAATGGGAAGATGAAGAAGAAGATGGCGATTGATAAGAAAGTTGTTGCTACCGTAATTAACAGGGCTAATGGCTATTGTGAAGTCTGCGGTGGCCCTGGCTTGCCTGAGAACATGGCCCTGCATCACCGCAAACTTAAATCAAGGGGCGGCAAAGACACCGTTTCCAATCTTATCTTGATCCATCACGGTTGCCATAATCTAAAAACCGATAGTATTCACCTCAAGCCTGCAAGCGCAGAGCAAAAGGGTTGGATTGTGCCTTCATACAGAGAGCCACACGAATTTCCTTTTGTGAAGCCTGATGGTTCAATTGTATTACTACAAGATGACGGCACTGAAGCCGTAATGATGGAAGGTGACTAATGAACATAAGCGTTAAAGGTAATTTAGGCAGTGACCCTGATCTAAAGTTTTCTAAGAACAACACCGCATACTGTAATTTTTCATTGGCTTACACACCGCGCAAGCAAGTTAATGGTGAGTGGCAAGATGGCGAAACAATGTGGTTCAAGGTTGTTGCGTTTGGTACAAAGGCTGAAGCAGTTGCAGACACATTTAGAAAAGGTGACACTGTTTTAGTTACAGGTGAAATGGCACAAAGCACTTACACCGACAAAGAAGGCAATGAAAAAACATCAATGGAAATTACAGCAAGAGAAGTTGGTTTAGTTCCTAGACTGGGCAAGCCAAAGACACAAACACAGGAGGCCGCACCGTGGTAGAAAATCTAATGAGCGCCGCAGAAGTATGCGAACGCTTAGGAATTACATTAAACAACTTGCGACAGATCCAACACCGCAAGACGCTTACATGGGTGCAGAAGTCAGGCCGTAATGTGTTCTACACAAAAGAAGATGTTGAAACATACTTTTCAAAGCGCCAGGAGCGTAATCAAGGCTAACATCTTCATGTGATCGTCATTGAAGAAGAAGTAACCGTGGCTCAGATAGATGAATGTCTGAGTCATGTTTACGCCATGCTTAAAACAGATGAATTTGGCAACCGCATGGATTGGCGCAAAAAAGAGATGCTTACAGAGCAGTTAGATGAATTGCTTGATGCTCGTATCAATCTAGTGAGAACAGGCAAACCATGACTGAAGAAGAAATAGAAGTAATTTTGGATCAGATTTTTAGTAGGCATGCGAAGGATTGCGATTGTGAACAACACACCGTTTGATGGCGTAATGCTTTTTATTGTCCTGAGTTTGTTTATTGCGGTAGTTGCAATGTCACTAGGAATTAGATAAGTTACAGCCAATGGGAAAATCCCATACTTAGGTCAGGGAAAAATAAGTACCTGATTGAGTGCTGGACACAGCCCACATTCTTAATTGAGTGTGGGTTTTGTTCGCTCATAGGAGGCAAAATGAAACATAGAGAAACATTATGTGTTACGCCTAGAAAATACTTTCAACAACCTGGAATGTTATGGCAATGCGATTGCGGCAAAATGTATAGGTTTACAAAAACTTATGGCATGAAAGGTGGAGGGGTGCATAGGCGTTGGAAAGAAGTGACTCAACTTGCGGGAGAATTTGTCACACATTAACATGAACACATTATGGTAGAAAATACGCGTGATTTAGTAGAAAAAGAAACAACCATAATTGAGTTGCGCCATGAAGGTTATGTGTGGCGTGAGATAGCCGTTATGGTGGACATGAGCATTGCAGGCGTTGTAAAGGCTTACAAGCGCGCTCTTACGCGTCACCCTGTTGCGGCGATAGAAGAACACCGTGAACTGGAATTAGATCGCCTGGATAATCTTCAGCGTACCTACTGGCAACCTGCGGTGGCTGGCAATCTAAGAGCGGCAGATTTTGTTTTACGCGTAATTGATAAGCGCGCAAAGTTACTGGGATTAGATGCACCATTGAAGGTACAAGCAGAGGTGGTTACTTATGACGGATCAGACCTGGACAGAGAAGTTGAACGAGTCGCAAGAATTATTGAAGCCTCAACAGTTGGAGGGGTTGCAACCATCACAGAACTCACGGATCAAGGCGAGCCGTTGGGTATGGAAGAACAAACTGGCGCGGAAGGAACAACTACCGCCTGAAGGTGATTGGAACATTTGGCTTGCAATGGCAGGCCGTGGATTTGGCAAAACAAGATTAGGCGCTGAAGAAATAGCCTGGCAAGCAATTGTTCAACCCGCTACCAGGTGGGCTGTTGTTGCTCCGACATTTTCAGATGCTAGAGATACATGTGCAGAAGGTGAGTCAGGCATTGTTGCCGTCTTACAGCGTTATCAAATGCTTCAAAATTACAACCGTTCTATTGGTGAGATCCTGCTCAAGAACGGTAGCCGCATAAAACTATTTAGCGCAGATAACCCTGAACGCTTTAGAGGCCCGCAACATCATGGCGCTTGGTGTGATGAATTAGGTGCATGGCGTTATCAAGATGCCTGGGATCAATTGCAGTTTGGTTTACGCCTGGGAAAGAAGCCGCGTGTAATTGTTACTACTACACCGCGCTCAACGGCCCTGATCCGCATGCTTGCAGGGCGTACAGATGGCTCAGTAGTGATCACCAGGGGAAGCACATTTGATAATGCGAAGAACTTAGCCCCTAGTGCGCTGATGGAATTACAAGCCCGTTACAACGGTACGCGTTTAGGCCGCCAGGAACTTTATGGAGAAATTCTTGATGATGTTGAAGGCGCATTGTGGACTAGAGGATTGATTGACCGCACACGCATTGCAACAGCCCCAACTATGGCGCGCATTGTTGTAAGCGTTGATCCTGCCGTAACTAACTCAGAGAAGTCAGATGAAACGGGCATTGTTGTTGTTGGATCTACTTCTGATGGCCAGGGTTATGTGCTTGGTGATTACTCATTTAGAGGATCACCGTTGCAGTGGGCTACAAAGGCGGTAGAACTGTTTGACTCTTATAAGGCAGATGCAGTTTTGGTAGAAGTAAACCAGGGCGGTGACATGGTGGGCGCAGTGTTGAAGCAGGTACGGCCAACATTACCGATTAGAGAAGTGCGAGCGCATGTGGGTAAGAAACTACGAGCAGAACCAGTAGCGGCTATGTACGAGCAGGGCCGTATTCACCACATTGGCGAGTTTGCAGAGTTGGAAGATCAAATGTGTACCTGGACTGTTGATGAACCTAATTCACCTGACCGCATTGATGCAATGGTGCAAGGTTTTAGCGATTTATTAGGAAAAGTTACAGTCAGTAATTACTTTAACGCTATTGCTAATCATTGCCCTAAGTGCGGGTTGCCTATGCCTAAATCATTTACACATTGTTCAGCGTGTAATAGCGCTATGATTGTTCCAAAGTCTGAGGTGTCACAAGGAGCGTAATGGCTGACAATTACAACACAATAATTGATCAAGGCTCTGACTGGTATCGCAATTTTCTATACACACAGCCCGCAGTTATTACAAATGTCGTAGGCAATGGTGTATCTATTACATTTACCGCAGAAAACGGATTTAGCGCAGGGCAAACTGTTTTCATTCAAGGCATTTTGCCTAGCCAGTACAACTTAGGTAATGCAACAATTGCTACAAGAACAGCAACACAGTTCACAGTAGAAAATCCCGCATCAGGTTTGTATTTGCAAGGTGGAGACGCATTAAGCGCAGTGGACATTACAGGCTACACAGCCCGTATGCAGTTGCGCTCGCTACCTAATGATCCTTATTCAGTTTTAACGCTTACACAGGCAAGCGGTATTACAATTGATGGGCCTACTGGAACACTTGCAGTGCGAGCAACAGCGGCACAAACAGCGGCAATAATTGCAGGCCCTTATTATTATGATTTAGAGATAACATCACCTACTGGTGTGAGAACACGCATTGTTCAGGGTGAATTAAATGTAAACGCAGAGGTGACAAGATGACATACAACCCAAATAACTTCTTGAACAATCCAAATCCTGTTGGCACTCCAAATGTCATTGTTGTTACACCTGGCCCTGTTGGTTCTCAAGGTGTGCAAGGTGCTTCAGGTACAAGCGTTACCATTCTTGGTTCTTACCCTACTTATGCCGCTTTAATTGCCGCTCACCCAACAGGTAATCCTGGTGATGCTTACATTGTTACTGATACAGGTGATCTGTATGTATGGAGCGTAAATACAAATTCATGGATTAACGCGGGAACTATTCAAGGCCCACAAGGTATTCAAGGATCAACAGGCCCACAAGGTTTAGCGGGTATTCAAGGAACATTTGGTACTCAAGGAGCAACTGGATCAGGCGCACAAGGTACTCAGGGAGTACAAGGTACAACAGGTATTCAAGGTTCATTTGGTGTGCAAGGTGCTACTGGTTCAGGTGCGCAAGGAACACAAGGAACAACTGGTGTTCAAGGTGCAACAGGCACACAAGGATTTAACGGAGCGCAAGGAACTATTGGTGCGCAAGGTGTTGAAGGAACACAAGGCGCAATTGGTACACAAGGATCAACTGGAACTCAAGGCATTACTGGATCACAAGGAATTGTTGGTGCGCAGGGTGCAACAGGAACACAGGGCTTAGTTGGTATTCAGGGAACATTGGGTGCGCAAGGTACAACTGGCGCTAATGGTGTTCAAGGTGCGACAGGTACACAGGGCGCAATTGGTACTCAAGGAACTATTGGTACTCAAGGTGTTCAAGGTATTCAAGGTGTATTGGGTGATGTTGGAAATCCTGGAACACAGGGAACAACAGGATCTCAAGGTTTAACTGGATCACAAGGCGCTATTGGTTCACAAGGAACAACAGGAACACAGGGCGTTCAAGGAACAGATGGCGTACAAGGATTAACTGGTGCGCAAGGCACTCAAGGCGTTCAAGGACATGACGGAACACAAGGCACTGTTGGATCTCAAGGCACAACAGGAGCGCAAGGTGTTCAGGGTGTGCAAGGCAATGATGGAACTCAAGGTTTAACAGGTATTCAGGGCGCAACAGGTGCGCAGGGCTTAACTGGTATTCAAGGTGTTACAGGATCTCAAGGACTTGATGGAATTCAAGGCACTGATGGAACGCAGGGAACACAGGGCGTACAAGGTGTTATTGGTAGCCAGGGTGTTCAAGGTTTAGATGGTATTCAAGGCGTACAAGGTAATACTGGTGCAAGCGGTACATCATCATCTATTTTTGAGTATGAAGCAGATACTAACAATCAATCACCCGCACCTACCGCTGGTTACATCAGGTGGAATAACGCTACACAAACTTCTGCAACAAACATTTATGTATCTCATTTAACAGATCTAAATGTGGACATTGATTTTCTGTTAGCAAACATAAAAAACGGTGACATTTTCTTCATTCAAGATAGAACTAACTCTAATAACTATCAAGAATGGCAAGTAAACGGCACACCTTCATCTGTTACTAATAGTTATTTTACTTTTCCTGTAACACTGATTGACTCAAGCGGAACAGGCACGACAGGGTTTGGTAATAATGATCAACTTTCTCTTATTACTCAAAGCGTTGGTGTTCAGGGAGTTACTGGCGCGCAGGGTACGACTGGTGCGCAGGGTACGCAGGGATTGCAAGGAATTCAGGGAATTGAAGGACTACAAGGCACAACTGGAACTCAGGGATTAGTTGGCGCACAAGGACAAACTGGAACGCAGGGTATTGAGGGCTTACAAGGTACTCAGGGCGTACAAGGAACTATTGGCGCTCAAGGCGAAACTGGTACACAAGGGCTTGAGGGTATTCAGGGAACTCAAGGCACACAGGGCTTAGAGGGAATTCAAGGCCATGACGGTACACAGGGAACAACTGGTGCGCAGGGCTTAGAAGGTTTGCAAGGAACTCAGGGAACTCAAGGTATTCAGGGAATTACTGGCACTTCATTTACTTTCAAGGGCGCTTACAACGGCGGAACTCAATACTATGTAAATGATGTTGTTAGTTACAACGGTTCTTCATGGATCTGTATTCAAACAATTGATGGAGTGCCGCCCGCTGAAAATACTTGGTGGACAATTTTGGCCGCGCAAGGTGTTCAGGGCATTACTGGCTTGCAAGGTGTTACTGGTACTCAAGGAATTACAGGTAGCCAGGGAACTCAAGGTTTAGAAGGAACTCAAGGTGCGCAAGGACTTGAGGGAATTCAGGGAACAACTGGTGCGCAAGGCACTGAGGGAATTCAAGGAGTTCAAGGATTAACTGGAACTCAAGGTGCAACTGGTGAGACTGGTATTCAAGGAATTCAGGGTACAGATGGAATTCAAGGTACTATTGGAACGCAAGGTACACAGGGAGTTCAAGGTACTCAGGGTATTCAAGTTCAGGGAACAACTGGATTACAAGGTTTAGTTGGTACTCAAGGACTAGAGGGTATTCAAGGTACAACTGGTACAGATGCAACAGCATTACCTGGCATTTTGATGCTAGGTGGAATGTAAAGGGAGAAAAATGGCAACCACATACAAAGTATTAGGGCAATCAGCGCCGTCTGCGGCTAGTCCTGTAACCCTTTACACCGTTCCTGGCGCAACTCAAACAGTTGTTTCAACAATCAATGTTGTGAACACTGGTGGAGCATCAGACACAGTGCGCATTGCTATCCGCCCTGCGGGTGCAACCCTTTCTATTGAGAATTACATTGTTTACAACTTGAGCCTTAGCCCAACCGCTACATTTACTTATACAAGCGGCGCAACACTAAGCGCAACAGATGTTGTTACAGTTTATTCAGAAAACGGTACAAGTTCATTTAACGCATTTGGAAGCGAGATCGCATAATGTCAGTTTCAATTACACCTAACCCAAATGTTCAAGGCCCACAGGGATTAACTGGTTCTCAAGGTACGCAAGGTGTGCAAGGAACTACTGGTTTACAAGGCACACAAGGTACTGAGGGTTTGCAAGGAACAACTGGCGCACAAGGAACTCAAGGCATACAAGGCACTGAGGGAATTCAAGGCACTACTGGTGCGGGAACACAGGGAACTACTGGCGCACAAGGTTTAACTGGTACACAGGGCTTGACTGGATTACAAGGAACGCAAGGCATACAAGGTCTTTTGGGTACTGCGTTTACAGCAACTTTTGATCCTGAAACAACTGCTTACACATTGCAATTAGCAAATGTTAATCAATGGGTAACAATGAGCAGTGGTTCTTCGCAAACAATTACTGTTCCACCCAATGTATTTTCTAGCGGACAGTTAGTTTATGTTCAGCGTATTGGTTCAGGAGCAGTTCCTATTGCTCAGGGTGCGGGTGTGACAATCACATCAAATGGTGCGACTTCTTCAGCCCCTAACTTACGCGCTCAGTACAGTTCAGCAACAATTCTTTGCACTGGAACAAACACATTCACAGTTGTTGGTGACATTTCCTAACGCACCCACAACATACCTACATCTGCGGTAGGGCGTAAGTTGGCTACTTTCCAACCGCCGTCTATCCACTCATCAGATGTGCGTTGATGCCAGGCTAATAATTGATTGGCGTTATTTGCTATTAGATTAAACCACTCAACAGGTTCTTCTAAATGATTAACAATGTACTGAACGGCTACTTCTCTGTAACCCAGTGTGAACAAATAATCTAATTGATCTTCATGTTGGTGGATTGTTTCAAATGTCCACTCAAAGCAAAGTGTTCCCCCGTAATGGCGGGTCATGCCTTTCATTACTTGCCACTCAGCACCTTCAACATCAATCTTGATTAGATCAGGGTTTCCGTATTTGTCTGCGAGCGCATCAATGGTAATTGTGTTTACTTCTACCTCACGGTGAGGCTTGCCTTTGTATGGCATGCCATCTTTGGTTAGCCACTCTTGGTTAAGCGAACTCAGGCCATCTTCATCTGCTTCATAAAACTTTAAGCGCTCGCCATCTTTGTCACTAACTGCCATTCTAAGAGGCACAACATTGGGGTTGTAGATAAAGTTACCAACCAACTCTGAAAACACGCGTGGAGCGGCTTCTAAGGCTATTACGCGGTATCCCTGGTTAAGCCCTGCAATGACTGCATCACCGCGGTTAGCGCCAACATCAAAGAGCAACATGGGTAAGCCTTCCTAAATTGCTTTTAACTGCAAACTCATAATCAGGGGTCAGTTTCATGGCATCTAACTTGTGCAACAACTCAA